GTAACAGTAGTGCTAGTACCTAGCTGTAAAGAAGTAGTGCTAGTTACCGCTTCAACTACATTAGTTCCATCACAGAACAAAAACATAGTGCGCCCATTAGGGACAAGGATTCCGGTACCACTAGCGGTTTTTAAGGTTACGTTCTGTCCTGCGGCGTTTTTAGCTATGTATATCTTAGACAAGGCTGGGCATACAACTGTACCCGCACCGGACAACTGAGCCCCTGTGTCTGTAAACTCTAGCATTGCACACCTAGATTCGGAGGTAGTGCCGTTTGCTGTAGTTAATGTATGGGAGTTACCAGTCCACGAGTTAATTACTGCGCGGCCCGCTATAGCTTGCTCTACCATGGAGGTTATATTGTCATTTACTACGTCGCCCCATGTGCCACTAAGTTCGCCTTGAACTGGGAGGGCAAGTTTTAGTATCGAAGTATATTGCGTTGTCATTTATCTGGCCTCATGCGGCTATATTGTCCCAATTCGGGGCTTGTGTGTTTGTTACGTCGCTCCATGTAGGAGTCTGACTGTCGTTTATGGTTTGCCAATTAGGGTCTTGGTTGTCATCGACTTCCCCCCAAATATGCACTATTCCTATGTATCCTACCGCAGATACACCAATTACGGAAACATCTGCTTCAGAATCTGTAGTAACCGTACCTACTTCTGCTAGTGCTGATACTCCAGTAGGGAGTACAGTTATACCAAATACTACATTAACTGCGCCTATAGCTCCATCGGCTTCTACACCTGTTACTGTTAGGTTTGCTTCAGCATCTACTGTTAAGGTACCTACAGCTCCGGCAGCTTCTACGCCTGCGGCGGCTACATCTGCTTCAGCATCTACTGTTAAGGTACCTACAGCGCCGTCTGCTTCTACGCCTGTAGCGAGGGCGGTTGCTTCAGCATCTACTGTTAAGGTACCTACAGCTCCGGCAGCTTCTACGCCTGCGGCGGCTACATCTGCTTCAGCATCTACTGTTAGGGTGCCTACAGCGCCGTCTGCTTCTACGCCTGTAGCGAGGGCGGTTGCTTCAGCATCTACTGTTAAGGTACCTACAGCTCCATCAGCTTCTACGCCTGTTACCGCTATATCGGCTTCAGCATCTACTGTTAGTGTACCTACAGCTCCGTCAGCTTCTACACCTGTAACGGGAGCGACTGCTTCAGCATCTACTGTTAAGGTACCTACAGCTCCATCAGCTTCTACACCTGTTACTGTCAGGTTTGCTATACCCGTTGCAGTTAGTGTACCTACAGCTCCATCGGCCTCTACACCTGTTACTGCTATATCGGCTTCAGCGTCTACACTAACTGTCCCAACTGCGGCGGCTCCAGCAACGCTGGTAACCATTACATCTGATTCAGCGTCAATCGTAGCTGTGCCAATACCTCCAGCAGCTTCAACTCCAGTTACAGGAGTATTTGCTTCAGCGTCAACTGCTACAGAACCTACCGCTGCTTCTGCGGCAATTCCGTCAACCGATACTATAGTTAGGTCGGTGCCCCAAGCCGTTTGGCCCCAAGCACCGCTGCCCCAACCTACGTATTCAACAGAAGACGGCATCTAGCTACCTTATGGAGTAGCGATACGTACGATGGCGTTTGTAGCGTCTGCTGCGGGGAACTGTACAGTAAAGTCACCGGCTGTGGAGGTCTTGTCTCCGCCGAAGTCTAACACCGCAACCGCTGGATCGCCGCCACCTGACTTGTATATTAGAGCGCCGCGAGCGGTGATAGTAGCGTCAGTCCACGTAGTATCTGCAAAGTCTAAAAATGCTGTGGTACCAGACGATGCGGGGTTAGCAGAAATAGTAAGTGTATTTCCTCCCGCAGTATAGTTTGTACCCGACACTTCGTTAGTAGTAGCGTACGCAGTAGTAGCGGCACTTAAAGTGGCACTAGACGTGTACAACGCGATTTTAAAAGTTTGTGATGTGTTACTACTAAAATCCATCTCTCCATCTAACAGAGCGACTTTAAAAGAAGTACACATTGCTTGTGTTATTGCCATTTTTTAGTTCCTCAACTAACTGATGTTCTGAATTGTCCAGAACGATATGTATCTTCACGTAACTTACCGTCACCAAGATTCTTTAACTGCTGCATAGCTAACAAGTACATATTAGTGTAGTTAGCTATAATGTCTTGCTCACCTTTCATAAACCTTATTGCCTCTACCAATGCGCCATTTAATAGCGCAGAGTCAAACTCTTCCCCCAGCCATGTAGTGCCCGCTGTAACTATAGACTGCGGATAATACCCATAGTGAAGCTCCATACTATACGCAGCGTCAGGGGTTGGCCCCACTATAAAAGAGTCGTCATCAAAGTATGCGTAGTGTTTTGGTAGTCCAGTGCCTGTGTTATTGGGGTAGGCTTCACGTATAAAATTAACGTCTTTATTCAGAAGGAACGTATAATTACCGCTACCGTCTATAACTGCCAAAGAGTACGACCACAGAAAGTCAGAGGGCATACCTAGATACTGATTACCATTAGATAGCGTACCTGTAACATTCTTACGCAACGCGGGTATCTGAACTGAGTTATATATCTTCTGCTCTGCCTGCTGCGTAAACATAGCGAGTTGGTCATCTGTGAACGTGTTCTCACAAATGTCTTGGATATTAGCTTTCAGTTCGGTGTAATTCATAGTTTATGCCATGGGGCCGCGAGCCATAGTGCCTTTTGTTGCTGCGCCAGTGCCGCGCACTTTGATGCCGGAAGTCTTAACGTCCTTCATACAGGGCTTACAGCCGCTAGAGTAGGACTGCACGCCTTTATCTTTGACTACTTTTATTTCTTTCATTGCCTAATTCCTATTAAGTCGTTACTGTAACTTGCCCTATACTACCAGCTATTGTTAACGTATTGGGGGTTAAATTATAGGGGTCAAACCCTCCGCCTACGGGGTTCCAACCCCACTGGGTATCTCTACTGCTGTAATCTCCTGACTCACCTAAACTAGTATCAGGCCGTGGATCACGCAATGCTTGGGGATCGTGTACTGGAAATTCCCCTAATCTGTTCTGTGGTTGGTCTTCATTCCAACACTCAGGACAGGCTTTTATGTTAGTGTCTCTATTCTTTACGACTAAGCTCTTTAATTCCTTTAATTTGTATTGAAATCCACATACATCGCAATAAGCAATGGCTTTATTACTGGAAGCAAACTGGTTAGCCATGTCTATACGTACCCTATACGAGGAGTAAACCTAGCCGAGGTCTTCTCCCTATCTTCTCCTGCGGCCATCTCAAACTGCTCGTCATACACAGCTTTTAACAAAGGCACTCGCTCAGTCATTTCAGGTAGCTTCATAGCTATATAGTAAGCTAACCCCGCTACTAAACACGGGAAAAACCTAAAGTTCATATCTGAAGTCTGTATACCACTACCCGCGTCTTCAATCCTACGCATACGCCAATAGTATAAAACATAATCGTTGTTGTCAGGTATAGGCCACATATTAACTTTAGGAGCGTCGCGTAAACGCTCAATGTACATCTGTATGGGCCTACCTTGTGTTAACTTGTTAGGGATAGACGCGTAGGTACTTACACTAATACGACTTAGGGTAAGATCAGACTGTGTTGCCGCGTTGCCACTACCTGTGCGTATCTGCTGTTCTAATAGGTCTATAGTGTCTGCGGGCAAGTCATACTGGGTCTGCCCTTTAACTAAGTTAATAGTGCCACTATCTATAGTCCACATGTTAATGCCACGGTTCTGCCACTCAATAGTCAGCAAGTTCATAGATCGGCGGGCGGTACGGAGGTCATACCCAGAGCGCATCTCACGTCCTGCACGTTCAAACGCTTCTTCAGCGATCTCAGTGAAGTCCATGTTAAACGCTGTAGTTCCTGATGTAGCCATTATTTACCCCACCCTGTCTTAGCTTTGACCTTAGCCTTACTAGATAAGTCGCCATAGTGATACAGTTTTTTAGACGTATTTGACATAGTTTTACCAGTCATAAGGGTTCCGTCAGAGTGCTTATGCATACCGCCCTTATGTTCTTTGCCGTCTTTGAAGTAATGCTTAACGCCCATACCCATTATTTCTTTCTCCGCTTGGTAGCTGATACTCGTCTAGGCTTACCTGCTGGCTGCCCTAGTCTTTTCTTCTCAGCTACCTTCTTTTTCTTCTCGGCGCTAGACATCTCACCAGAGGTCTTAGGAGTCTTCTCAGATACCCGTTTGCTGGGACGGCAGTATGGAGTGCCACGGCCATCTCCCTTCTTCCGCCCACAAGCCTTGCCAGTGCGTACGTCTTTCCAGTCTTCTTGGAACCAACGCTTTAACGAAGCACCTTTTTCTGTCTTGCGTATCTTACCACCAGACTTATAGTACGCCCGCATTACTTACCAGCCTTTTTCTTCCGGCACTTAGCGATGGCTCCCGACGCGTAAGCAGACGGGAACACTTTATACTGCTTCTTTACCTTCTTATAGCACGCGTCTTTTACAGTACCGCCTTCCTTGTACCCACACGCGCTAGGCTTTTTGCGGTAATAATTACGCATTAGCGCATCTTACAAACTTTGCCGCCACGAGCCATACCGTAGCCACGAATTTTACCGCCTTTCTTGTACCCTTTAACTTCTTTACGGGCTTTCATCTGGGCTTCATCATCCCTAGAAAATGTCCCTGTTCCCATATTCTTTGCAAGTTTCCCCACCGAGGAACCGCGGATTTTATCTCCGATCTTATCGGTAGCTCCAACAATTTTTTTCCTGATGCTACCTTCGGGAAGGGATTCTTCCGCTTCGTATATTTTTTTAGACTGCTTATACGCTTGCTCTTTATTTTTCTTTAGCTTTTCTGCTTTTTTATCTTTGTTTAATGCGGCCATAGCCTCTTTAGCCTGTGCGTCAGTCATAGGGGCTTCGATAGCACGGCGAGGCTTTTTAACTTCACCACCGTCCTTGTACGCCTTAGCCATTCCACCAGCTTTCATCTTGCCCTTGCCGTCAGCCGCATAGTCGGGAACCATCTTACCGTCTTTCCCCTGTCTCTTATACACATCTGACGCT